AAGGCAAGCAAGAGCGCAGGCACAGAAATCATTAGAAGAGTAGGAACTAGGGGAACTGCAATCTAATGACAGACGTAATCACCGGCTTCGACATTGCCACTGACCTAAAGGTAGAGTTCTTTCTGCCAGATGCAGAGGGAAACCTTTTCATCTTGGGTATTAGCAACCTGGGTGGAGACGATGTTCTAGCAGGTGCAGGGCAGTTCATTATTGGTGTTTCTCTACTAGGTGGCACAGACACACTTGCGGGAGCAGGCGAGATTGCTTTTACTTGGCAGGGCTACGAGTGCAGTGTTGCTGATTTGACTACAACTTTAGGCGGGGAGGTGCAAGATAGTCTTTACTTCCAGCCCTACCCTTCGCAAGCAGAACTGACAGTTCAAAACTTGACGATTGACCCAAGCACTAACCCTGCATTTAGAGCAGGCACTCCGATGCGAGTTCGCCTAGAAAAAGATGCAGTAGACGAAGTGCTTTATCAGGGCTACCTAGATACAGTAGATGTTAGCTATGACCCAGACGGCGATCAGCACATAATGACAATTACAGCTTTTGACAGTTTCAAAAAGCTAGTAAACACTCGCCTAAGCCTATTTGACACCACAGACCCAGAGGAATACCCAGATGGGTGGGCAACGCCTTACGAAGTTGTGGAGCAGCTAGCAGACCTATTTGGCACTTCGATGAACGCAGCAAGTGAGGCTACGGCAGGTGAAATACCTGGAGCTACTTACGAAAACTTTATTCCTAACGTGGTTCTCTACGATGCAATCAAAGTAGGGCTGGCGCTGTTCTGGGTTGATCCTGCTACAGAAGAGTTTGTTCTTGTCCCCAGACCGGAAACCCTAGACCCCACAGACAAATACACCATTGGGAACAATCATGGTGAGGAAAAGCATCTCTGCATGAGTGACATTGAGGTTATCTCAGACATAGATGCTGTTTACAACTCGCTACAAGTTTCGCTGAAGAGCGATCAAAACACTGTGGTAACTATTCGCAACACTGACAGCATTGAACTTTATGGGGAACTTGCTGTAGATACCACGATAGATACTACAGACGTAGATGAGCTAGAAAGATGGGGAACTGTCGTATTCAACCAAACTACGACAAAGCTGGTAAAATCAGTAGAGACACCTGCAATAGATCGCTTAGGAAACCTAACTCACGCTGCTGTTATAGCCCCAGGCGAAACAATAAACATAGATTACCGAACTAACGAATTGGACATCACAGACACTTATACAGTGACGAAGGTAAGTCACTCCATAGATGTAAACAACTGGTTCACTACACTAGAACTTTGGAAGGAATTCTAACGTGGCTTACAAAGTATTTGTAAACGGCTTCCCGCTAAATGCGAGCGAGCTAAACACTTATCTCATGAAGCAGAGCATTGCAGTCTTTGTAGATGCTACTGCTAGAGATGCAGCGATTGAAACACCGGTAGATGGGCAGTTTGCCTACTTGACAGGATCAGATGCTCTTGTCAAATACAACGGCAGTGCCTGGGTAGATGCAATCTCAATCCCAGAACCCACAATCAGCGAACAGACTGGCACTAGCTACACGATTGTTTCTGGCGATGCTAACAGCACAGTCTTAGTAAACAACGCTGCAACTGTCACAATCACTATCGCAGACGTTCTTAGCGCGGGGCAGAGAATTGACTTTGTGCAGAAGGGCGCAGGGCAGATTCAGTTCGATGCAGACACCGGAGTAAACCTATACAGCGCAGGATCAAACTATCTCAGCGCAGAGCAGTATGTAGGTGTTTCTGTAGTCTGTGAAGCAAGCAACGAATACTACTTGATTGGAAACCTAACAACCTAATGCTGATCCCACTAGGCATACTAGATTACCCAGTTAGCGCTGCAGGTGCTAGCGCATACGACCTGCTTGAAACAGAGATACTGACAGGCTCGCCTGCTGACATTCAATTTTCTAGTCTTGGAACTTACGCATCGACTTACCAACATTTGCAGATTCGCTTTGTTATCAGAGGCTCACGAACAGGCAATTCTGCCGATTCTCTATATATGAGAATGGGAACTGGTGGCTCGGTTGATTCAGGTTCAAATTACGCTTGGCACTATCTAAGGGGTAATGGAAGTGCCGTTTCTAGTTCTGCTGCAAGCAGTCAAAGCCAAATGATGCTAAACCTAAATGCTGCTGCTGCAAACTATACAGCCGATGCCTATACTGCTGGCGTGATTGACTTGCTCGACCCGTTTGAGACAACAAAATTTTCTACTGTTCGCTGCCTAACAGGACAGACAACAAACGAAAATTCAATTTATCTATCTTCGGGGCTGTGGCAAAATACAGGTTCAGTGACTGACATTCTTTTCACGCACCAAGTTTCTCCGCCTGCTGTTGGGTCGAGATACTCTCTCTATGGGCTAAAGGCGGCATAAATGGCAACTCCGACTTATACAGCATTAGCAACTACGACACTATCAAGTTCGGCAAGCTCAGTCACATTTAGTTCAATACCGCAGGATTATCGTGATTTAGTCCTAGTCGTAAATGGTTCTTTAACATCTACCCTTGAGAATTTATACATACTTTTCAACGCAAATGGCACTGGTTATAGTTATGTCCTTATGTTGGGAACAGGCTCAAGTGCAGTTTCAGCTAATTATTCAGCAAGAACTTGGGGTGAACTAGATACTGGAATTGGTAATAACATTTACCACATTATGGACTACTCGGCTACGGACAAACACAAAACAACTTTGTTCAGAAGCAATAGAGCAAGCGGTGGTGTTCTTGCTCAGGCAGGTCGCTGGGCTAATACTGCTGCCATTACATCCGTAGCTATTTCAGGTGGGCTATCTCAGGGCTTTGCTGCTGGCACTACATTATCTCTTTTTGGAATCGAGGCCTAAATGAGTATGACTTTGATTGAACACATTGAGGTTGGGTCAGGTGGAGCTGCTTCGATTGTGCTAGACAACATTCCTGCTGACTACACAGATTTATACATACTTATTAGCGGTAGAACTGGTGGCTCTGGTGACTTTCGTATGTATCTAAAGTTCAACGACACAAACATCACCTCTAGCAGAAACCTTTACGGCACAGGTAGCTCTGTTGGTTCTAATTCATACACCAATGGTGCAATTGGCTTTGGAGTGGGAGCAGCAGACCAAACGGCAAGCACTTTCGGTAGCATAAGCCTTTATGTCCCCAATTACTTATCAAGCAATGACAAATCTGTTTCATTAGACGGAGTAACAGAAAACAATGCTACTGGTGCCTACCACTCAATTTCGGCTGGGCTTTCAACAGTTTCATCTGCAATAACGAAAGTGACCCTAGTTCCCACTTCTGGTTCTTGGGTGCAATACAGCTCAGCAACTTTATACGGCATCACAGCAGGTTCAGACGGAACAACGACAGTCAGTTAGGATAGAAACATGGCAGACAAACCAACAAAACTTATAGTCAATTGCTCTACCGGTGAACGCCAGGTAGTAGAACTTACAGATGAAGAGATCGCAGAGCGCGAGGCTATGAGCGCAGCAGCTGAGGCTGAAAGGCTAGCAGCGGAAGAGGCAGCAGCTCAGGTTGCAGCTCAGAAGCAGTCTGCTCAGGACAAGCTAAAGGCGCTAGGTCTTACCGATCTGGAGATTGCAGCGCTAGTAGGCGCGTAATGTCGCAGCAGCGCCCGCCTTCAAACACCGCTGTAATTCTTAGAATCGTGTCAGACATTGAGAAAAAGCTAGACGACTTCGAGCAGAGAATCAGAGCGCTAGAAAAAGCACATTGGAGTAACGCAGTTATGCAATCTATCCTCACTGCTGCTATCACCGGTGCTGTAGTTGCTGTAGTAGTTAGGGCATTATGAAATACCCGTTGCCTAAAGCAAGCATAACCTCACGCTACGGAGAAACGGCTAGGCGAAAAACACCTCACAGAGGATTGGACTTCGGTGCTAAAAGTGGTGCATGGATTACCGCGCCTGCTTCTGGGACTATAGTTCTAAACACTTGGAGCGACTGTTTGGGTTGGTGTTTAGTGTTGCGCTTTATGCACCCAGGTAAAAACAAACCTATGTATTTAGGGTTTGCTCACCTTAAGAAAAAGAGCAAGCACAAAGTCGGGACTAAGATTCAAGAGGGCAATCAGTGGTTCGCAGCAGTGGGAAACACGGGTAGCTGTTCACGCGGTTCACACTTGCACCTAACTTATGGTTATACACCTAAGCACATTTTTTACGGCAGGACTTTTGATCCTGAAAAACTACTTGAAAGGTATGCAGATTGAGATTCACACCGGCAATTAGAAAAGCTATCTACGCAGCAGCAGCAGGACTTGTCCCGCTATTTGTAGCCCTAGGGTTTATTACTGAGGGACAGTCACAGCAGATTCTTTCAAGTATCGCAGCAGTTCTTGCCTTTTTCGCTTCAGTCATGGCAGCTAAGAACACAGCACCCAACAACCCAGAAGGCGAATTCGAGGACATTGAGTTTGACGACTTGGAGTTCGAGGACGTAACAGAGGGCGTAGAACCCCCACACATTCCAGGCGTATAAAGTCACTAGTATCTGCTAATGTCCAAGTATGGACAAAATCGCAGAACGAATTGAAAAGCTAGGTGCTGCCAAACTCATAGGCACTCACCCTTCTGGATCGGCTGCTTGGATGCAGCAGCGACAGGACTCTATAGGTGGCAGTGACATTGCGCCTATTCTCAATCTCTCACCCTTCAAGTCTTGCCTTACCCTCTGGTATGAGAAAGCCGGAGCGTTAGAGCAGCCCGAAGCCACGATGAGGATGAAGCTAGGCAACTATCTCGAAGAGGGCATTATTCACGCTTTCGCAGACGAGAACCCTAATCTGACTGTCTACTACGCAGACTGGACTTTTGAAAGCACAGAGAACAATCGCTTTCACGCTAACCCAGATGCAATTATCGAGGACAAGTTAGGCAACCTCTCAATTCTCGAAATCAAGCACACCGGTAGATACTGGACTGAGCTGCCCGAATACTACCGCTACCAGGTTCTTTGGTATCAGTATGTGACAGGTCTAAAAAACCCCGCTATGGTCGTAGCGGTCACAGGTGGCGACCTAAAGACATTTATAGTCGAGTGGGATGAAACCCTTATGGAGTATGTCAAAGGCGCTGTAAACGCATTTCTGGGCTTGCTAAGTATGGGTGAGCCTCCAGACCACGATGGAAGTGATTCGACTTATCAGACAATCAGAGATC